CAGGGCATCGCGCGAACCGCCGGTGTCTCCTTTGACGATTTGACCACCACACTGGCCGCGCTGGCGCCGCGCTTCGAGTCGTCGTCGGTCGCTGGTAATAGCCTCAAAAACATGATCGCCCGCTTGCAGCCGACGACCGACCCGGCGGCCGCCGCGATGATGAGTCTGGGTCTGTACACTGCGGAGACTGGCAGCGCCTTCTACGATGCGGCGGGCAACTTCGTCGGCTTCGAGCAGGCTGCGCAGCTCCTGCAAGACAGCCTGCAGGGGCTGACCAAAGAGCAGCAGGCCGCGACCTTGCAGCAGATCTTCGGCAACGATGCGATGGGCGCGGCGGCCGGGCTGGCCGAATTGGGCGCTGGCGGGTATCAGCACATGGCCGACGCCTTAGCGAATGCCAACGGTGTGGCTGAGGCCGCCGCGCTGAAGCAGCAGGGCTTCAACACCGCGCTGGACAACGCCAAGGGCAGCGTGGAGGCGTTGCAGATTACGCTTGGATCGGCGCTGCTGCCTATCCTGACCGACCTGATGAATAACGTGGTCGCACCAGCGGTCAACACGCTGACTGATATGGCGAGTGCGCTCGGGGGCAATCAGGAGGCGTTTGACAAGCTCAGTCCGGCGATGCAGGACGTTACGACGACGGTTCAGCAGCTAATAGCCGATGTACAGGATCTGGTCAGCTGGTTTGGGACGGCCGACGACTCGTCCTCCGACCTGGGCGGCGCGGTTGAGGATCTGAATGGCATCTGGGAAAAAGCGCAGGATGTGGTCGACAATGTCATGGCCGGCTACCAGGACATTGCCGAGTCCGTGCTGCCGATTGTGACACAGTTCGTTGAAGAGCACGGCGACGAGATCAGCGCGTTTTTTAAGACCACCTACGACTCGATTATCGAGATCGTCAACCTCGCGCTGGACACCTATAACGCGATCGTGCCGCCGATCCTGCACGCCATCGCTGGCTTTATTGACGAGCACGGCAGCGAGATAGAGCGGATACTGAAAGCCGCGTGGGACATCATTAGCAGCCTGATCACTGGCACGCTCGACACGATCAAGGGCATCTTTAAGACCACGCTGGCGCTGATCAATGGCGATTGGGAGGGCGCGTGGAACGGCATAAAGGGCATTGCGGATACACAAGTCAAAGCGATTGAAGGAATTATCACTGGCTTTCTGAATATCATCGCAGGTATTTTCGATACCGACATGGACGCCATTGGACAAACCTGGGAAGACAATTGGAACATGCTGGTCGATATCGTGACCGAGACCGACTGGGCACAGGTGGGGCAAGATGTGGTTGATGGCATCAAACAGGGGCTGATCGACAACTGGAACAGGCTGACCAGCTGGGTGAGTGACAAGATCGGCAGCCTGGTCGACTCGGCGCTCGCCGCGATCGGCGCCGGCTCGCCAGCGGTGGCGTGGATGCCGGTGGGCGAATTCAGCGTGCAAGGCATCATGCAGGGCTTTACGGAGATGTGGCCGGCATTGGAGGATCTGGTCAGCGGCCTGAGTGACGATCTGGTCAAACAGGCGGCGGATATGGCGGCCAATGTCCAGAGCGCGATTGCGGATGCCTTTGGCGCGACCGCCAGTATCGATCGGCAGAAGGTCGGCAATCTGCGAGCGGTTGCGGGACTGGGGAAGGATCAGCAAGCCACCGTGCAATCGCAGATCAACGCTGCTGAGAAGATCGCGCTGGCGATGAACGACCCGCAGCAGGCGGCTGACTATTTCAGAATGCGCAGCAAGGGGATACTGGAGCTGGCAGAGTTGCAAGACAAGATCAACGAAGCGCAGATAGGGTCGGTGGAACGCCAGACGTTGCTGGCGCAACAGGATCTGATCAACGCCGCCCAGGGCGCGGAGATGCAAGCCTTCAACGCGCGGAGGGCGAGCCAGGGCAATCCGATGGAGGCGATTGCTGCGGAGATCGGGAAGTTGCTGACACAGATCCCAATCAACGATACCGGCGTCGGCGCGAATCTGCGCGCGCTGCTTGCACAGATCGGTGGCACGATCGCGCCGGTAGCGACCGCGGCGCAGCTGATGGCGTCGGGCAACAGCACGACCAACAATCAGCAGACGAGCTACAATATGCCGATCTACACGAACCAATCGCCGGCCGTATTGCAGCAGAGCATGGCCATTCTGCAAGCGAGCATGGCCTGATGCTAAGAACCTACCGCCAACTGCCAGACATCCCCACGGGATACCCGCTCGACGACGTGTGGAGCGTCATAGTCCCTGTGAGTCGCACAAATCTTTGTACCAACCCGAGCTTTGAAACCAACACCACCGCATGGACGGCGATCGGCGGCAGCATCGCGCGCTCGACCGCGCAGCAGTACCACGGCGCGTACAGTCTGGCGATCACGCCGACCGCGACCACGACCGACGGCGCGCGGTTCGATACCGTGAGCCTGACGAGCGGGACAACCTACGCCTACAGCGCCAAGGTGCGCGGCGTCGCCGGTCTCAAATACAAGATCGCGATCGAGACCACCGGCAGCGTGGAGCTGAACGCGGTCACGTTCACCGCGACAGGTCGTTTCCAGTGGATAGCAGGGTACTGGACAGAGACCAGCACCACGACGCGGCGGTTCACCGTGCGCAAGTCTGGGCACGCCAGCGTCGCAATCTTCTACCTCGACGGCGCACAAGTCGAGGCGATTGCAACCGGCGAGCTTGTTTCCACGTATATAGATGGTGACCAACTCGCGCTGGTTCCGAATCAAAACCCGCCGGCCTACTACTGGAACGGCACGCCGCACGCGAGCACGAGCACGCGATCGGGGCTCACGAGAGCAGGAGGCATGGTGATCCCGTTCAAAAAGTACGGCTTTATCCTCACTGCCATGATCGGTCTGGGGCTGGCGCTGCCGCAGAACGTGGCGACCGAGTACGCCCGACTCGACGGCGGCTATGATGACTACACCCGCAAGCCCAGTCGTCAGTTCACGCTGGCCGGGCGTTTCCAGGGCCGCACCTATGCCGAGCTGCGCCGCAATCGCAGCGGCCTCTCTCAGCTCCTCGACCGCGACCTGATTGGGCAAGATCAGCGGCTCACCCTCATGCGCCATGTGGAGGATGGGTACGGGCGGGTGCTGAGTAGTGCTGTTCGGGTGCTGGCGAAGTACCAAGGCGGCTTGGACGGCAACACCGACAATATGGCGGCACAAAGCGTGCCGATCACGTTCACACAGTACCTGCCGGTGGTGCTCTCCGATGGCGAGGCGGGCGCGGCGCTCGGGGTGTCTCTCAGTGTGACGAATGCGAACTCAATCGTTCAGCGGTCTGCCGCTGGCGTGTGGTCGGCGCTCGGTACTGGCGCCACTGGAGGTGAGGTAAAGGCACTCGCTATTGGTCTTGACGGAAAGATCTACGCGGGCGGGTTGTTCACGGACATGGGCGGGGTCGCGAATACGAACCATATCGCATATTGGGATGGCAGCGCTTGGAACGCCATGGGCACTGGCATCACCGGCACTGAGGTAGATGCGTTCGCAATTGGGCCTGATGGTTCAGTGTACGCAGGTGGCTTTTTCACCTTGGCGGGCGGGGTGGCAAATACCGTCAATATTGCGAAGTGGAATGGATCGGCGTGGTCGGCGCTCGGCACGGGCGCGAATGATGGCGTAGAGTCGCTGGTCTTTGGTCTTGACGGCACGCTGTACGCAGGTGGGCGCTTCACACTTATGGGCGGGGTCGCGAACACGGTACGGATTGCGAAGTGGAACGGTACCGTTTGGTCAGCGCTGTCGACTGGCGCCAGCAATAATGATGTACTCGCGCTCGCAATTGGCCCGGATGGCTCACTATACGCAGGTGGCGATTATACGCTTATGGCAGGGGTTGCTAATACCGCAAACATCGCCAAGTGGAACGGTACCGTTTGGTCAGCGCTGTCAACGGGTACAAACGGGTCGGTCAGAGCTTTGGTATCCGGGTTGAATGGACTGATCTATGCTGCGGGCGGGTTCACTACCGCTGGCGGGGTGAGCGCGCTTCATGTAGCACAGTGGAATGGGGTCGCGTGGCAACCGATGGGGAGCGGGGTTACGTGTAGTAGCCTGTTCGCGCTCGCCACCGCGCCCGGCTCGCTCATCTACGCAGGCGGAGATGCGCTCACCCGTGGAGGCGGAGTGGACGTACCTGATGGTCTTGTGACGTGGAATGGAGCTGCCTGGACGTACACCGACATTGACCTACCAGGTACTGCCGACGTGAACGCAATCAGCATCGGCATCAGCGGAACGATCGTGATCGGCTTCAATACGACTGGCAGCGCGACCGTCGCCGGGGGGACAACAGTCACCAATCCCGGCACGGCCAAAAGCTACCCAATCATTACGATCAACGGGCCGTCATCGGGTACCGCACGAATCTATTCCATTATCAACTACACAACGAACCGCGCGATCTATCTGAATCTGACGCTCAACACAGGCGAAACCGCAACGCTGGTGTTGCAGCCCGACAATCTCTCATTCATCAGTGATTTTCAAGGCAACATTGCGAGCACGATCCTGCCTGGTAGCAACCCGGCCGACTTCTTCTTACAGCCCGGCGCGAATACCATTTCCTTTTTCAGCGCCAGCAGCACGGTGGTGGCAACACTGCACTATCGCCCAGCGTTCGTCAGTCTGGATGATGTGCCCTAATCCTTCAAGACTTCCCAGAGTTTTTTGCGCAGATCGAGCTTGGCGCGGTGTTCAGCGAGACGTGTTTCGGGCGACATTTCAAATACCTGTACATCGGCCACACCGCGCAGTTGACGGATGGCCGCGATGATGGATTCGGCATCATCTTCACGCGGTTCGCCGTCAAGGATAACGGTCAAGGCCACAAGTCGAGTTGTCATAGATGCCTCCTTTATTGAGATTAGTATAACATGGCTGTCTTCACCACATTACGCGTTGCCGATCCGTTTGGCGTGCCGCTCACGGAGGTCGCTACCTACGGCACGCCGGGCGGCGAGTCCCGCGCGACCGTGCCGCTGGATGTCGTGCTGAACTGCTCACCGGGCGGCGTCGGCGTGCTGGAGACCACGCTGCCCTTATCGTTTAATCCATCGTTTCTGCTGGAAGATGGCCGGATCGGGGTCTGGCGCTCGATCAACGGGCGGCCGCCATACCTCGA